TATTCACCTTCGGTAATTACACCAGCTAGCATTTGCATTCTTAAGTTTTCGTTTGTCATTTTGAGTATTTTATTATAAATATTATAGTCCTTTTGTTTCTACGATTTTTTTCAATTTTTCCAAGTACAATATGGCATCCATATGTTCTTGTTTGGCGTGTTCAATCCATTCTAAAACTGATAGGTCTTCTCTGTCTAAATCGACTCCATATTTTGTTTTTCCAAATGATGCTCTAGATATAAATTGGTCAATTACTGAATCTACAATAGAATCTGTTTGTTCAATAGTACGAGTTCTTAGTTCTTCTCTTCTATGTCTTCCGACGTCTGCGTTTTTTGTCATTTTTTTAATAACTTGTTAATTTCTTTATCTTCAATCCCCATACTATAAAGTACACCTCTTGTACCTTTTTCTCTTAAGATATCAATATATTCTTCGGCTTCACCCAACCCACATTCGAAATATTGTGCTATATAATCCACTAAAGTGGTATTTTGTTTTTTGTTTTTGGATTTAATATATCGCAGATAGGTTTTAGATTGTGGGATCATTTCTCGGTAAATTGAATAAATTTGGTGTTTGTTATCATATGGTATGGTTTGAATATAATTTACAAGTTCAATATAACGTATATCCATTGATACATATCTATTGATCATGTAAGAGTTCCATTTTTCCCACGATTCCTCCGAAATATTTTCAATTGGTGTTTTATAGAGGGTGATTTCATTTAACCACCCCCATATATCTTTTATCTGTTTCTTAGACATCTAAAGTAATATCTTTATACTCCTCTCTTAATTCAGTAGGGATGGAATCAGATAATATTTTTTTAGATTCTAAATCATAGAATACTGGGATTGGAACTAGTGCATCCTCGTCCGCTCCTACTAGAAATTTGGATATTTTACGGATAATTACCGCCTGTCCAAATAATTTACCTCCATCAAAGCCTTCTACTGAAGTACTGTTTTTGAAGTCAATGTTCATTTTTGGTTGTTCGTTCATGTTTGTTTTTTAAATTGTTTCTACTATTTTAGCTATTGCTGACATTACATTTATTTCCTTATCTATTCTAAAATTTGCTTGGTAAAGGTGTTCATTTAAAATAATTGCAACCATTCCTTCTTTACCGGAAGCATATTTTGAGCTATGTTCGAATAAAGAACGATATAGTTCTTCAAAATCTTTAACATTTGAATCCGCTATAATTTGTCGAATAGTTATCCATTTTTTACTACCCATCAATTCCTTTAATACCTCTTTAATATAGTTGTTTGTGGTTAAAACAGTTTTATCAAGTACAACAGCATTATCTTTTACAGACATTTGAATTACATTCAACATCTTTCTCATATCAGGATAATACTGTACAATTAGAGATTTGATATCTTCTTGCTCATATGATAGAGATAATTGATTATCTAAAATATCAGTTAAATGATTGTATACATCCATTTTGGTTGGAGGTACAATTTTAAGCACTTGACATCGAGATTGTAGTGGATCAATGATTCGCTCTACAAAGTTACAAGTTAATATAAAACGAGTAGAGCGAGAGAATGTTTCAATTACATTTCGGAGGGCAGCTTGTCCCTGGATTGTAATAAAATCTGCTTCATCTAGGATTACTACTTTAATACCTTTCCAGGAGGCAGCACTAGCGAACCCCTTTACTTTCTCTCGAATAGTATCGATTCCGTTTTCATCAGATGCGTTTATGTAAAGATAATCGCAATCTAGATTTTTAACTATGATTTTAGCTAATGTAGTTTTTCCTGTGCCGGCAGGGCCGTAAAATATAAAGTTTTGGATATCACCTTGATCAAGGTATTTTTGTATTGTATCTTTAACATTTTCATTCCCTACATAATGTTGCAGTTCGGTAGGACGAAAACGTTCTACATATAACGTATTTTCTTTCATAACCTTAATATACAAAAAAAGCTTGCACTAGGCAAGCTCTTTATTTAAATTATTTTTTTATTTTATTTGTTTAATTAATATAAAACCATCTCTATAAGTATCATAGATATAATTTGGGATTTGACCAAGTTGTTTTTTGATAAAAGCCTCATATAAATGATATTTCTGAGGGTTTATATTTCCGATTTCTTTTTCTATAGGTTGGATAAACAATCCATCTAAAGTGGATCTATGTTTTATAAAATCTTTTATAATATCTACGATTGTTGATAATATAGTTAACAGAGTTTTTACTGATGTTTTTGCAAATTGTTTTTCAATTCCTGAAATATCGTATCCAATGTTAAAGATGTTATTTAAGTCTCTATATTTTGGTGGTAAATGAAATTGCTTTTCAATATCCTCTGTAAGTTGAGTAAAAGAAACTATTACTGTTTCATTTTCACCTTCTATATCAATATTAAAAAAATACTGGTATGATCCAAATACTGTCCATTTTAAAGGAATAATATTGGATTCTCCAATTTCATCTATTAAAATTTCATTTAAGATAGGTATCAATAATGTTGAATACTTACTCATTTATTTAATAATTCCTGCTCTTCTTAACATTTGGTATTTTTCCACATCATAACCTAAATCTTCAGCTAATGTGGATTGTTTATATGGGGCAAAGAATACCATTAGATCCTTTTTCTTAGATGGATCTATATTATTGATTGTAAGTACACTTTGAGAGTAATCGAAGTTTTTACCATAGGTGGATTTTAAACCATCTATCATTTTTCTAAGGGGAGTTGTATTACCTCTAATTTTCTTAGGATCTAAAGTTACTTTAAATGATACTGAAGGTTCATCTATTGGTTTTTCAATTGTTTTAGCATCGTCTCCTCCACCTTGTTCAATATCTATTAATTTGAACTCTACACCGGCATTATCCATGATTGTTTTCAATACTTTGGACAAGTATGGTTTTGTTTTGTATGGATTTTCTAATGTTGAAGGGAAAATAATTTTTCCATCTTTAGCAATATAATGAATATCTTGTTCCAATTTACCAGCATATTTTTTCAAATTATCTGGGGTTTTCATTGGAAAGTAATTTTTACCGTATGTACCAACTAGGCTTTTTGGAAGAGATTTACCTGAAAGTGTGTAAAGGTAATCATTTAGGCTACCTTCGTTTCCTTCTGCTTGCCATTGATCAAATCCGGATTCTGCTTCTTTTTCAGTTGCTTCCCAAGCTTCAGGTACTCTATTTTTAATATCAATTATTTTGGATGCTTTTTCGTCTTCTGAGCGTTCATCCCAGTCTTTCCAAGAAGCTCCGGCTTTTTGTGCAGGGATTGAAGGACCAAATGCTTTTACAATTGCTTTTGGGTCACGCATATTCTGTGCGTAGATACCGTAATTAGCGGTGTCGTTCAAAGCAGCGAGTGCTGCTTTTATATCCGATGTTTGAACAGCAAGATCGTAGTTGACCTTCATTTGTTTCATTCCATCCTCATCACCTTCAATTTCTTGTAGCATATCTGTTAATTTCATAATTATACATATTAGTAGTCTCCATAGATGTTATATCGTTTGGGGGGTTCTGGTTTTTTATTTTCTGTTCGGATAACATATATTTTACTATCTAAAGGGGATAAACGAAATTCTGCTTTTTCTTGATTTTTATCAAACCAAACCTCTAATACTTCAGTAAGTGAATTATAAACAGTATTTGTAGAATCGCCAACAAGCACCCAGTTATCACCAGGTGCTTGTCTATTAGCGATTAATTCATTAAATTCTACTTGTTCCATATTACATCATTCCTCCCATCATAGATGGATCAAATCCACCTTCTGCTTTGTCTTCTGGAGTATCAACGATGGTACATTCTGTTAATAGGATTGTTCCTGCAATAGAAGCGGCGTTCATAAGTGCATTTTTAGTCACTTTATGTGGATCAATAATACCTGCTTCTTTCATGTTAACGATAGTTTCTGTTTTGATATTGTAACCACTCCATACTCCATCAGATTTACCGATTTCTAAGTTAATTGGGTACATATTGCGTTCATCGTAACCTGCATTTTTCAAGATAGTTTCAAATGGTTTACCACATGCATTGTATACTAATGTTTTACCATAATTGAAATTGTCTGAATCTGTTTTTGTACAAGTAATACCTTCACGAGCATATAATAGAGCTGAACCTCCACCTGGTACAATACCATCTTCTAGTGCACATTGTGTAGCGTGTAAAGCATCATCTACTCTATCTTTTTTCTCTTTCATTTCAGTTTCTGTACTTCCACCAACATGAACTAAAGCAACACCACCTACAAATTTAGATAAACGTTCTTGTAATTTTTCTGCTTCAAATGGAGTAGAAGCTTTTTCGATTTGAGAAGTAAGTTCTTCTGCTCTTGAAGTAATTGCTTCTTCCTCACCAGCACCATCAACAATAGTTGTTTTTTCTTTAGTGATTGTTACTGTTTGAGCTTTACCTAACCAAGCGAAATCAAATTTATCCAATTTCATTCCTTTTTCCTTATCAAATACTTTACCACCTGTTAAAATAGCAATGTCTTCAAGGATCAATTTTCTACGCTCACCAAAATCCGGTGCTTTTACAGCAGCTACTTTTAATGTACCTCTCATTTTATTTACAATAAGAGCAGCCAATGCTTCACCTTCAATATCTTCAGCGATAATCAAAAGTGATTTTCCACTTTGAGCTACACCTTCTAAAATGTGAACCAATTCTTTAACTGGGTTGAAGCGGTGGTCTGCAATCAAGATATAGCAATCGCTCAAGACAGCGGTCATTGTATTATTGTTAGTAACAAAATATGGGGATTTGTAACCACGTTCGAATTGAATACCTTCTACAACTTCTAAATATGTTTCGTCTGTTTTGGATTCTTCAATATAAACTACACCTTCACGTCCTACTTTTTCCATAGCACGGGAAATCAATTTACCTACCTCTGGATCGTTATTTGCCGAGATTGTAGCTATTTGTTCTAATTGTTCTTCTGATGTTATTTTTTCAGAATTGGATTTAAGTGTTTTAAGTACTTCTTTTACACCTGCATCTATTCCACGTTTAATTTCAACAGCATTTGCTCCCTCATTCAATTTGGTTAAACCACCTTTAACTAATTCACGAGCTAATAAAGTAGATGTTGTTGTACCATCTCCAGCGTGATCTGATGTTTTAATAGCTGCTTGTTTCACCATTTGCGCACCTAAATCCTCAATTGGGTCTTCTAATGAACCAATTTGTTTTGCAACAGAAACACCATCTTTTGTTGAAACAACCATTCCGTTTTCCATGAATACAACATTACGTCCGTTTGGTCCTAATGTTGCTACTACCGCATCTGCTAAAGTATCAATACCTTTAACTAATTTTTTTCGAGCTTCTGCTCCAAATTCAATTCTCTTACTCATTTTCTCCTTTATTTACTTTCGCTAAAATTTCTCTTTCTTTCCCAATATAATATTCATCACCTTCAAACTGTAATCTTGAGAACCCCATTGTAGGTAGGATCACGATATCACCAATTTGTACTTGTGTTGGGACAAACCCTATTCCTGGGTATTCTGAACCGGGCCCTACGGCTACTATTTCTCCCTGTTCGTTTCTATCTTTCCCAGCATCTGGGATAAAGATTGATCCAAATTGGGTTTCTTCTAGCTCAAGGGGTTTTACAATAACTGCATCAAATAATGCTTCTAATTTATTCATATTTCTACTTTGTTTAACATTGTTTCTATTCCTTCTTTAACTACATTCCATGTATCAATATATTCTTGAATAGAATCGTATTGTCCTTGGTTTGAATAAAATTTTTCTTTGGAAATACGTTTTAACGCATTTTTAAAGGAGGTGTAATAACCTATTACTTTTTCTTTTTCTTTACCTGTTGCTTTTTTACCAGCAAACCCTCTAGTTGAGATTGATTTTTCCATAACAGTAAAATTGTATGGATCTTTTACAATATAAAATGGTTCCATTAATGGATCCTTAATTGTAGATAAATTGGATTGTGTGTCATTCTCGTCTCTAGCGGGACGACCGCGTCGTTTTACTTCTTCCATAACTAAATTTAAATTTATAACTGTAATATACGAAAACTTATTTAAAAAACCTAATTTATTTTATTATACATATAATTAAAAAGCAGATTCTTCACGTCTTACCATATAATATTCGCTTGTTGTATCCTCTGATTTGAATTCAAGTTTCATTAAACCTTGGTAACTCAAGTAAATACATCCACTCTCTAAATCTTTATTAGCGTGGAGTATATTTTTAAATATATCTGAATTAAATGGAATATCTATTGTTTGGGTTTTGATAGTGCCATACATTTGATATGTGATTTTATTGTTGTGACCTTGCTCATCTCCAAATGTGAATACACACATATTATCTCCCTGTAAATCTTCTTCAATAGATAATGTTAGCAAACCAACACCCGCTAGAGCGGATTTTGCTTTAACTAGATTATCAACATGCTCTTTCTCTAGAGGTAAGACAGCATCCCATTCAGGTTCTGTTACAGCACCTACTTTACCAATCAATAAAGGATCAGCTAAAGCATATGTTAAGTTAAAGGAAGCATCCGCAAATTTCATTTTAGTATAAACCGATCTGCCTTTCTCTAACTCAAACATTAATTCCCCCTGTGTGATACCTAGAAGGTTTAATAGTTTTTTAGTGTCAAAAATAGCTAACTCACTATCCTCAATATCAATATTGTTGTGAGATATTTTACCTATTACCTCCTTTGAAATTGACATAAAGTCAACTGTAAGGTTTTTGTCTTTGATTTTCCACTTGACGGATTCATTTTCGCCCAAGTAGTATTTGTTTATAACCGATTGTAGAACTAATTTATTTACCATGTGTTAAAGATAAGAATATTATTTTAAATTTCCTAGGAGAA